TTATAGTCTTCGCCGTTAACCATTCTATTCTGTGTATAAAAAGCCGCTGGTGCTCTTTCTTTAATTTCTTCAATACTTTCTCTTGATTTAGAATTTGAAACAGGTGACTGTAAACTAACTGTCAGTGTTAGTGTTTCTGTTCTGCCGTTACGGCTTGTATAGTTTATAGGTACCTGTACGTTTTGTATTTCTTCAGGATTAATAACATACTCTAATCCGTTTGATGATCTAACATAACTTCTATAGTTACCCAATGGTATCTTACTAAATGTGCCATCACCAAATTGTAATTGTATTTGATCGTTTGTTCCTGTGTTAACCTGATACACAGTTCTTAACTCAGTTGAATTTGTTTTATCAACAGCAAAGATATTATCTACTTTTGACCACTCAGACTGAATTGTGCCAGTGCTGTCAAGTTCAAACAACCAAACATCATCTTCGTTAATACCTGATGTGTTAATATCAACTGTTCTATTTGAAATACGATCAATAAGTGTTATGTCCTGATTAGTTAGTGTCCCTTGTTTAAATGTAAAGAAGTATCCTGTTTCTGGGCTACCATATCCTAATTTGTCGTTGCGATATAAAACATTAAACATACCACCTGGCTGTGGTGCAGGTTCATACATATATGTTTTAGTTGAAGAAGTACTTGATGTAATTTCAAAGTCCATTGCAATACCATCAACTTCTGATGTAAACTGAGCAACTGGTACTGTATTTGCAGTTGTGTTTAGTTCATATTCGTCTGTGACAACACCTAATATATTTTGACTGTTTCCAGGAAGTCCAAAACGCTGACTATCAATCATAGCCGCATTCATAATTGCATTAAATTGTTCTAACCAATCTGAGTTAGTAACGTCATTCCAATTAATTGTAACACCAGACAGATTAAAGTTATTGTAGTCTAAAACTGATTCTGTTGTTGATACACCTGTAACTTTTAAGTAGCCATTGCCGTTACGGTTACGTTTTGGAGTATAGCCAACTAGTTTTGCTAACTTAATTACTGAGTCTCTACGTTCTGCTGTATCTAAAAAGTTTTCTCTAGTATTTAGATCAGAACGGAAAGCAAGACCTTGCCCTGTAAAGGCAATTAGATCTAGCATTGCAATAAATTCACTTGACTCTGTGTAGTCGTTAAATGTTTCTGGATAGTATAGACGTAAGTAGTCTACCATCGACTTTCTCAGCGTTTCAAAGTCATAACTTTGAAAATCAGCTTCTTTGAAAGTACGGTATAACTTCTTCCAGTCTTCCGCTCCAAATATAGCGGTTTGTCGTGTAGTTTTAGCCATAGCTTACCTATAATCCTTATTATGTAAGTATTTATCACTTTAATAAAGTGCGTATATTATAAGTAGCTTGCTGTTTGAGTTTCTGTATCGAGGAATATTTTAAGTAATTGTGCTTCACTTGACTGCACTGTGCTAACTGAAAGTTCACACAATAAGCCATTGTTTTGTTGAAAAAATACAACGTCTTCAACTTTAACTCTAGGATCTTTTTCAACTGACTTACGCATCTGATTTTCTAACTGTTTTAAGGTTGCATCATCAATTGAATCAAACAAGTAGTTCCATAGCTCAGTACCAACATTTGGTCTGCCCGGCATTTCGCCTTGCTTAATTAAAAGATTATTTAATAAGTCTCTTTTAATTAATTCAAAGTCTTCTAGGCGAAACTTTTTAGCTTTGCCAATTGTGCTGTATCCGTAGAATTGTGCCATAGTCAGTTATTTATCGCTTTAAGTTCTAGTGTATCTAGGCTGTCTTACTCTGGTATCACCTAGTATTTTTGTTATATCGTTATCTAGTGTAGTTCTATCTGTTGTGCCAGCAAACGCACCTGGATTACTATAACTCTTGCTTAAATCTGTTAGTTTAGTATCAACAAAATTAATGCTGTATTGTCCATTTCGTGCTGTCTGCTCAATGCCACTATTAATTAGAGCATTACCGCCACCTTTACTCCACGCCAGTACATTATCACTACCATGCACTGTTGCCGCTTGTATTAATCCACCTAGGTCTTTTGCAATTTCTGTTCCTTTGACAACACCTTTAGCTATTAGATCACTTAAATTAGTGTTATACAAATCTTCTTGTGCTTGTGATTGAGTACTAACATCTGTTAAGAAATTATTTAGATTGTTTGCCCCAGACTTACCCGTCCATACATTAGTATTATTAAGTACAGATTCTAATTGTGTAGTTACATTTCCAAATCCATCTGTTACTGTTGAACTAGGATCTTTCAAATATCTACTAGCTGTGCCAGGTTTAAGATATCCTGTTTCTTCAAGTTGTTTAGCTGACAGTCCGTATGTGCCTACTCCTTTGTCTACACTTAGCTCAGTTGATTCTTGACCAACGTCTTTGGCTTTTTGTGCCATTAATCCTTTAACCTGGTCTTCGTTTAAGCTACCAACTGAATTACTAGGAGTTGGTGTGTTTACAAAGTCACTTTCTGTTATTTGGGTCTCAGGTAGTTTTTCACCTACTGCTGTTGCTAGTGCTGGAGTTAACTCGCCTGCTTCTGTTGTTCCAAATTGTACTGAGTTTTCAACACCAAGATTGTGATATGGCCAAGGTTCATGTGTAGGTACTCTAGTAGCAATAGTTTCTAACTTACCAAATTCAGCTTGCCAGCCAGTTGGTGTAAATTTAGCATCAGCAACTTTATTTTTCTTCATCAGTGGAGGAGCACTTACAGGAACACCACCGCCATTATTAAGGTTAATAGTGCCTGCATTAAAATCCATTCTGTCGCCACCTTTCACACTGCTTATTTTTCCACCTTCAAGTGCCGCGGTGTTATCACTTTTTAACCCAGCAAACTGTTTACTATACAGTCTTGATGATGCTAATCCTGTTCCTACAAAAGATGTTTTTGCTTCTAAGTTCATTGAACTTTCTGAATATGCGTTTAGTTTTCCACCAGCATACATATTAATATCTTTATCAGCGTGTAAGTTAATAGTGCCTTGTGTTCTTACGTTAACTGAGTTTGTAGAAAATACATCTACTGTTCCTTCCTGACCAAACTCTAACCACGACTGTCCACTAGCATGTATAATATGAAAACAGTTTCCGTCATCACTCATTATAATTTGATGACCTTTTGCTGATCTAATTCTTACTAGCTGATCTTTACCTTCGATTGTTCCGTCATCAAGTACTATTGAATGTCCACCTTCACGCCCAATTACTTTTACCTGTTCTGGTTTCAGTTCGCCATTTTGTAGTTTTGTTCTTATCTGTGATTGGTCAGAGCCTTTAACACCATTGTATATAGGTTTACCTGGAGTGCTTAGACCAAATACGTTACTTGGCGACTCTCTCTGTGCTGATGATGTAATAGGTCCTCTGATCGTGTCTGTTAACAGTCCTTGACCAAACATGGTTCCTGCTACTGCATTATGTACAGGTTTAGCTTTTTTAAAAAACTCAGGACTATCGTTTATTTCACTGTCTGCATTGTTGATTTCTGTTACAGGTAATTGACTTGCTCCAGATACAAATGAGTCAGCGGCGCCACCAGCTTTGTATGTTGTTGCTGATCCAATAGCAGGCACCATATGATTAAGACTGTCTTCTGGAATACAACCCACATAGTATCCGTTGTTAGGATCACCTGTTACAAAGAAACATAATACTTTTGTTCCAATGTCGGGTGGAGTAAACCACATACCGTATGAATGTTTATTGCCAACAAAGCTACCAGTTCCTTGAAGACCTGAACTTTCTGTTGATCCAAAGAATGGGGGAAGATAATTTATTGTTCTCCAGTTTGATTCATCATTTTCATCAGGACCTGCAAACTGTTTAATGTATACTTGTAGTCTAGCCGCACGTGTTGGATCGATATTGTTTTTAACAATACCTATAAATGGCCCCGACTCAGTTGGTAAATTATTTCCTGATCCAACCTTATAGTTTCTTGGGGTGCCTCGTCCTCTTATGTGTTCTTCTGCCATACTCTATTAATTACCTTTATCTTCTCTTTGGTCTTTAGTTTTTTTAGGAAACTCTCTCAATACACCTCTCATCGTCTGTGTCATTTTTCCCTGACTGAATAAACTGTTAACATGTGTTAGTTTGTATATTAATCCTCTTGTAGATTCTGTTCCGTCAGTAAACAAAGGATCTAATAATTTTGCACCACCGGTTTGTGCATCATAGTCTTCCATAGTTCTAAAGTTAACTCCGACTAATACGTCTTGACTGTCATAGTTAATAGAACCATCTGGCATAAATGCTCCAAACGTATTTCCACTGTCGTACATTATATCATTTTGCATAATATAATCTGGATCACCCATAACTGTCATTTCAAATGTTGCAAAATCAACTGTTGAATAAATTACCTCTGCGGCCTGTTCTGCAGGACTTGCAATAGCATCTGGTTGGCCCAAACCTGTTGTGTCTTGATTAACAAATGACTTAGGTGTGCTGTTTTCTATTTCAGGACCAAACTCCTGTTTGTCCAATGGTATCTTACCATCTACTGGAACAAAGTATGTCGCATTTAGATCTTGTTGATAATCTAACACTTCTGTATTCTCTCCAGTAAACCAATAGTTATATGCTTTGTGTACTCCAGTAAAGTCTGATTTATTAAAATAAGGAGAGTAAGTTTCAACTACTTTTTTTGGTGATACTACGTATTCTATTTCGTAAGCATAGTCACCTCTTTTCTCGTCCCAGGCTATAGGACTAACATTTACACCTACGTGCCACCATTTCAATGATTTAGAATAATCAGTTGATTGAGTCTGCGTACCATCGGGATTCTCAACCCATTTTTGTTGTTTCTGTGTCCACTCACTTGCCCTAAGTAGTATGTCAATCAGTTGAGGAATTTGTTGTCCTGCAGGTATTGAAAATATTTGTCTTGTTTTATCCATCGATGTATTGTTCAACAGTGCATTTGCTGATCTACCCGAAGATTGATTCATTGCTGTTCTATTCTTAAATGCTTTTTCTGCAACACCGGCTATAATTCTCTGTTTACCGATGTCACCTTTAAACGTAACTCGATATCGATCTGCTTGTTCAAATTGTCCTTTAGTTTTTAACTTGTCGGCTTGCTTGTTCAGTTCAACCATAATACCTTTAGTGATAGCTGAGCCGCCTGCTGAGTCTCGTAGTATACCCGGAGTAACTTTTCCTGGTTGTGGTCGTCCACCAAATGCTTGCGGGTAGTTATACACAGGTTCTTCTGTAATTGTTTGATCAAAGCTACGTTGTGTTTCAACAGACTTAGCATTAAAAATGTCTTCCATTGATTGCCCAAGTACTTCAACGTTGAAAGGAACTGTTGCTCGCTTTGCTGAAAGAGCTATGCCATGATTAATTGCTATTGCTTGACAGTCGTATGTGATTGCTCCTGTAGCTACTTTTGAATTTATTTTTTGAAACATAAATGGAATAAACTTTGTCATTCTATCGTCCATTTCGTCACTGACTTGTTTACCGTTTTCATCATAACCTTTATACTTAATAACCATGATGTAGTGCTGTCTTACAAAGTCTTTAAGACCGTTGTCTGCACATAAGTTTTTTAATTTAGTAAGAAATGTATATCCCATTGGCTCAATGATCTTAAATGACATTGTTAATACATTATGTGGTGCGGAATTTGCCGCTGGCATTAATCCTTGTATTTCTAAATCATCAATAAAAAGATCAGGAAAGATTGCGTCTTCGTTCACATTGTTTCCACCACTTTGTAATATCTTACTAAGTCCCTGTGTTGTTTTTTTACCTTCTGCTCTTAAACGACTATACTGTTCAGGACTTGCTAGATATAAACCAATGTTATACGTTAGCTGTGCATACTTAGTTGTTGGATTATCACTAGGATCAAACGCTTGTTCAAACGCTTGTTCAAAATTTACAAAGTTAGTACCACCAACAACTGCTACTGTTTCAGCTTTGTCGTCACTACTGGCGGAACTGGCATTTTCTAAAACACCGTCTGTTAACGGATTTAAATTACCAACTTCCGCGGCGTCGTTGCGAATCTTAACAGTATCTGCATTTGCCTCTACTACAGTTTCTCCTGGAGGTGATCCTAAATGACTAGGATAAGGAGTTTGTGTTCCTGCTCCTTCTTTTTTTGCAAGAGCTTCACTGTCAACGATTGCACCAGATGATGTACGTTCGGCCATATTAGATTCCTAATGCAGTATTAAGTGTTGATTGTTTTGGAAGATATATTTTTAACCCGGCTTTAAAGTCCCATATTGGGTCTTTAATAGCATTAGGATTACGTGAAGCAAATACCCACCATAGACCTGGGTCACCATACAAGTCGTTGGCTAATAAGTCTGGACGGTATTGGTATGTTTGATTAAGTTCAACTATTTGGTCGTCTTCTTCTTTTGGAATATTACGATTAACCATAATGTCTAAGTATCCATCTGCCATTGCAGTTTCAAAATAAGGTGATGTTTGTTGATAAGTTGCCATTACCATTGTCCTCTCTGTGATAGTCCTTGACCGCTAGCATAATCCTTAAGACTGAATTGTCTACTTTGTTCTTCTCTTGTTACTATTGGTAATAATATTATGCTTAATTCTATTTTTGTAGGAACATAAGTTGCTCCTGATTTTGCTAGATTTGTTCCTTCATTTGCTGTTCGAAATCCTTGTTCAGCACCAACATCAGCACCTATACCAAATAGTCTGCCAATACGTGATGCAATTCCAAACATACCATAATTGCCTGAACCACCATTTAGTCTTGCTCTTGTTTGTTGTGCCTCAATACTTCCATACCCTGCTACACTTGTTCTGATGTAGTCCACATTATCTGGCAGAGAATAGTTAAATTGACTTACTACTGCTTTATGATAGTTAAATTGATCAGGACCAAATCCTGTAACACTTAATAGTGGAGGAGGTGTTCCTTTATTTTGATCTTGTCCATAAAACATTTTTGACGCAGATTTAAAAAAGTGTATGACTGCCATTAGATAATCTGCTTCTTCTGTTGACTGTGCTGTAAATGTAGCATTAATTTGTACGTCACTTATCTCACTGCTTTGATAAAAGTAAGTAGGATAATTAGAATGTGTTGGTGTTGTTTTATCATAGTTTGCACGATAGTTAACTAACACATTTGGTGTATATGGAAATATTACTCCATCTGTTTTTATTAACGGAGCAAGTATACTGTACTCATCGCCGTCTTTATATAATACATCACTGCCAGGCATCAGCCCAACTTTAAATCGCCAATCTTCAGAAAATGCTTTATTGCTAGCAGAAACATTTACAGTATCAGTTACTGATCCTAATTGTTTAATTTGTTGATTAGTTCCGGCTTGATCTGGGCCTGTTCCAGTAGGAGTACTAAAGTTTGGGCCTATCTGGTCACTTGGTGATATTGCACGGTCACCCGGAACCTGACTGCCTGTACCAACTCCAGTAAAGTCTGGCTGTGGTGCAGGTGCCGTAATAGCACGACTACCTGGTACTTGACTGCCTGTAGCAACTCCAGTAAAGTCTGGCTGTGGTGCAGGTGTCGTAATAGCACGTTCGCCTGGCACTTGACTACCTGTAGCAACTCCAGTAAAGTTTGGAGCAACAGGTGCAGTGTTTACTTTCTTTTCATTTATTGGATCTTGAGCCATTCTATTTCCTCTGTTATACATACTATTTATTTAAATAATTAACCCCCAATATAATAGATAAACCAAAAAAGGTTGACAGGGGCCTGTTTGGCTGTATAATTAATAGTAACTAATAAGGAGAATTGTGCAGTGGCTGAACAAAAAATTATGAGAGGTGGACGTAGAGTCAACTATCTTAACAACCGAGACATTCTTGCAGAAATACACAAAAGTAAGAAAACATATTGCAAATATCTTAACAAAGAAACAGATTCAGATTTTGATATTATTGTAGATGACGTTAAAAAGATTAACAAGACACGTATCAAAGAAGCTAGAACAAATAAAATTACTCGTGCTAAAAAAATTGACGGAGTTATTTTAGAACCTAAAGATGTTAGTGATCAAGAATTAGTATTTCGTGTTATGACTTGGGAACATATCCCAATGGTTGATAAAAAGCCAACTAAAGCACAGTTAAAAAAACGTGCCAAGATAGAAGATATGTTTGACGACATTGAAGAAGCCAGAGAACAAGAAGATTATGGTATCACTGACCAGGTGCATACTAAATGTAATTTTCCTCCATTCAAACACTACAAAGTTGATGAAGAAGGAAATCCTGTGCTAGTAGGCAAAAGTCATTGGAAAGGTGATTTAGAAACAGGTAAGTTTTCAAAAGATCACGGTGAAATGACTATGAAACTAGCTAACATGTTTATTAAACTATGTGAGCGTTATGCTACTAGATCAAACTGGCGTGGTTATACATACAATGAAGAAATGCGTGGACAGGCGTTATTGCAACTAAGTCAAATTGGTCTACAGTTTGATGAATCAAAATCAGATAATCCGTTTGCTTACTACACAGCGGCCATTACTAATTCGTTTACTCGTGTACTTAATATTGAAAAGAAAAACCAAAGTATCAGAGATGACATTTTAGAAATGAATGGATTGAATCCAAGTTGGACTAGACAAAACAGTGGTCCAGATAAAGCAGATCCAAATGGACAAGCTAAAGTAACAACTACTAAGCCAAAAGAGTCGACAAAGTAAATTTAGGTCTGTATACTTTAAGTATATTTTTTTATTCATAAAGGAAGGTATGAGTAATTTATTTAAAAAGGCCGCAATCCTTACAGATATACATTTTGGATTAAAGTCTAACTCAACAACACACAACGAAGACTGTTTGAATTTTGTCAAATGGTTTATTACTAAAGCAAAACAAGAGAATTGCGATACCTGTATCATGATGGGTGATTGGCACAATAACCGTGCCGCAATTAACATTGTTACTTTAAACTATAGCTTACAAGCAATTGAGTTACTAGGCGAAGCATTTGACAGAGTGTTTTTTATTCCTGGTAATCACGACTTATACTACAGAGACAAGCGTGATATTCAATCTGCATCATGGGCTAAACATATCAAAAATGTACACATCATGAATGACTTTCATTCAGAAGGTGATGTACAGTTTATACCTTGGCTAGTAGGCGACGAAGCTAAAAAGATTAAAAAAATGGAAGGACGCTATGCGTTTGGACATTTAGAACTTCCTCACTTCTTTATGAATGCAATGGTACAAATGCCAGACACTGGCGAAGTACAGAGAGAAGACTTCCAAGGCTTAGAGTCAGTTTATACAGGGCACTTTCATAAAAGACAAAGTCATAATAATATTATCTATACTGGTAATTGCTTTCCTCACAACTATGCAGACGCAGGTGATGATGACAGAGGTATGACTATATTAGAATGGGGAGAAAGTCCTACATTCCATTCATGGCCAGATCAACCTAGATATAGAGTATATAACTTAGATGAAATGTTGGCTAAACCAGATGAACTGTTATTAGAAAAAATGCACATTCGTGTCAATTTAAATATTGATATATCATATGAAGAAGCTAGTTTTATCAGAGAAGAATTTGTAGGCAAATACAAATTAAGAGAACTTACACTTATTCCTGTTAAAAAAGATATTATGGATTCGGTTGCAGAACCTGGAGAATTAAAGTTTGAATCGGTTGACACTATTGTAACAAATCAGTTAACTTCAATTGAATCAGATCACTATGATCCTAATATGTTATTAGAAATTTACAGAGATTTATGATCTTATATTCTAACTCATGTAGTTTTGGTGCTAGTGGGCAAGGACACAAAATTTATCCAGAAGTAGTTGCCGAATCATTATCTGCTGAACTACACAACAATGGCCGTAACGGAAGTTGTAATCGAAGAATAATACGAAGTAGTTTGCGTTCATTAATTGAACTTACAAAAACTAACAAAAAAATAACAGCATTGATTGGATTAACGTTTCTTAGTCGAACTGAACTATGGCAACCTCACTTATCTGCTGTTGACAATGATGGTGACTTTCATAGCATTAGCAACCAAAAAATAATAGATTTAGATTGGAGTAAAGGAATTAATAAAACAATTAATCCTAATGTACATGAATATGCAGACGACGAAGTAAAAGATTACTACAAGCATTGGTTAATTCATTACAGCAAAGAAGGTGCTATAACTGATTTAATATCTGATTTAATAATGTTACATAGTTTTGCCGTTAACAACAACATTAATATTTTAATATTTTCTAATTGTGAACGCTTTCCTGGGCATCCTGATGTAGATCGGCAAAGTCCTTTCTTGGCAAGTTTGTTAGACTATGTTAAACTAAACACTAATATTATAGATCCATGGGATTTTTCTTTTGCTGACTTTGCTTTAGAATTAGGACACACTCCTAAAGATGCTAAACAGTTTGGTCTCAATGGACATCCCGGTAAACAGGCTCATGAGGATTTTGGAAAGTACTTACTAAAATATGTTTAAATTAAAAACACTTACAGTTAAAAACTTTATGAGTGTGGGTAATGCCACACAAGCAGTTAACTTTGACCGAAATGATTTAACACTAGTACTTGGTGTTAACATTGACCTTGGAGGCGATGATAGTGGTGCTAGGAATGGTACAGGTAAAACCACTATCATTAACGCCCTTTCATATGCACTGTATGGTCAAGCATTAACAAATATCAAACGTGATAACTTGATTAACAAAACTAATTCAAAAGGCATGCTAGTTAGTTTAGAGTTTGAGCATAACGGTGTAACACATAAAATAGAACGTGGACGTAAAAAGAATGTAATGCGTTTTTATGTAGGCGATGAAGAGCAAGATATCACTGACATGGCACAAGGTGATAGTAGAGAAACACAAAAATATATTGAATCAATGCTTGGTATGAGTCATGAAATGTTTAAGCATTTAGTTGCATTAAACACTTATACTGATCCATTTTTAAACTTACGTGCCAACGATCAAAAAGATATTATTGAGCAGTTGCTTGGTATTACAATGCTAAGTGAAAAAGCAAACAATCTTAAAGAACGCCTTAAAGAAACTAAAGATAAGATTAAAGAAGAAGAAATAAGAATTGATGCTGAACGTGATGCCAATGAAAAAATGAAAGAACAAGTAGAAAGTCTCAAACGTAGACAAACAATGTGGGCTAATAAAAAGAAAGAAGACGTAGATAGCTTTACAATAGCAATTACAAACTTAGAAAAAATTGATATCGATAAAGAACTTGATAGTCACAAACAACTTGCTATACACAATCAAAACAAAAAAGATCATGATGATCTTACTGATGCTGTCAATCGTGCTAATCGTGATATTGCTAAAGAGCAGGGTAATGTTGACAAACTAGAACAAGACATTGTGTTACTTAAAGAACATAAGTGTCATAGCTGTGGACAAGAAATACATGACGAAAAGCATGAGGAACAGTTAAAGGATAAACAAGATACTTTAGTTAGAGTGCAAGATGATATTACAAAGCACACAGAGACCTTACAACAGCTCACAGACGCATTAAATGAACTAGGTGACGTTGGCTTTGCTCCAGAAGTATTTTACACAAACGAGTCAGATGCTTTTGAACATAAGAATTCAATTACTACGCTAGAAGCACAGTTAAATTCAAAACAAGACGAAGCTGATCCTTATGTTGAGCAAATTAAAGAAATGGAAGAAAGTTCAACGCAAGAGCCTAGCTACGAAACAATTAACGAACTTACTAAATTACGAGAACATCAAGAGTTCTTACAAAAACTATTAACTAATAAAGATTCATTTATTAGAAAACGAATAATTGATCAAAATCTAAGTTATCTTAACGCACGACTAAGTTATTATCTTGATAAGATCGGACTGCCACATACAGTCACCTTCCTTAACGATCTATCAGTAGAGATTACAGAACTTGGTCGTGAGTTAGATTTTGACAATTTAAGTAGAGGCGAGCGTAACAGATTGATACTTTCGCTGTCATGGAGTTTCCGAGATGTTTATGAAAGTCTCTACGACCCTATTAACTTACTATTCATTGATGAATTGATTGATTCGGGCATGGACGCCAGTGGTGTAGAAAGTGCCCTTGCAATTCTTAAGAAAATGAGTCGTGAGCAAAACAAGTCAATTTGGTTAGTGTCACACAAAGATGAATTATCAGGACGTGTCAATAACATTATGACTGTTACAAAAGAAAACGGCTTTACTACATACGGTACAGACGTAGAATCGGTATAAAATTTTCCAGGGGGTAGCATACCTGACTAAATGTATTATGCTACACAATTCTAATAAAGGAACTATATTGTCATACGAAAATCCATGGATGTATCAGGATGCTGTCTTTGAAACAGAAGACATTGGTGAGATGTACGGTTTCGTTTATAGAATTACAAATACCACTAATGGGCATGACTATGTTGGGAAGAAGTTTTTCTGGACAGTAAAGAAACGCCCACCACTCAAAGGCAAGAAAAATAAAAGAAGATCAACTGTTGAAACGGACTGGAAGACCTACTGGGGATCTAGTGACCGTTTGACCCGCGATATAGAAAACTTAGGCAAAGAAAAATTCTCAAGGCAAATAATCCACTTATGTAAGGCAAGAGGTGAAACAAATTACATGGAAGCCTATTATCAGTTTAAAGAAAATGTATTACTACGTGATGACAATTACAATGGTATTATAAACATTAGACTTGGTATTGGCAGTGTAAAGAATATACTCGTAGAAGACTTAAACAAATAATCAGCCAATGATGCAGATGTGTTCTGTGTCCTAAGAGGTAATCACGTAACAGCGTGTGGAACTTACAAGAATAGACTTGTAAACGGGACGGCAAACAACAACTAAAGAATAAAAGCTAAATGATGTAGGCTCTGAGAAAAAGCAACCTACGTGCTTAGATAATTTCGCTAACTAGGGATTATCAAGCATCCGCCAGATGAATCTAGAGTAAGGGGTACCGGCTGACCGCCTCTGTGTAGTATATTACAATCTCTTTTAGTTAGTATGACGTCAGTACTCGGATAATGTACTACGGACATGATTTGCCTGCGGATAGGTGAATTATGACTGTATCTGGATAATGCACGTAAGGGTTTATACTAGCATTGTTTATTATCGTTTATAGATTAAAAGAAAAACAACTTCGAGTGTTAACGAAGAAGTTAGATGTCGCAGACATCTTTAATAAGCCCAAAGAACTATGGTTTAATTGTTTTATTAGCAGTAACTATGACTTGACTATCTGTTAGGTTATCACTGAACGTGAATCCAAAAAAAAGCACCCCTTGAGGTGCCTTCTTCTTATTCTGTGGAAATGGTGTAAGGATATTCTCTTACTTCTTATTCCAAATTGTGTATAAAACCCACACTGCAATTAAACCAACTAAGCCTTCAGCTCCTAAAGATTTAACTACTCCAGTTACGTTACCAATTACGTTAACTTCTGGAAAAAACGGTATGTTACCTACGCCAAGTAGTTCTAATACGATAAACATCGCCATTAGTGATACAGCTACGTCAGCTATAGATGAACTCCATTTCTGAATGTTTTTTAATACTTCCATTTTACTTCCTCCTGGGATTTTGTCCCGGTTATTACAGCGTTGGTACTACATTATTGTAATACTACGCTATTATTACTACACATAAATTCTGCATAGTAACTAGTATTTAGGTCCGTTTACTGCTATAATATACACTGTTATTAAAAAAATGTTAGTTTGTATAACTATAACAATTTATTAACTACGCATATTATTCTGAACCTAATTAGTATATTAACAGAAATGTTAATATTTGTCAAGAGATCAAACACCAAAAGCCTAAAAGAAAGGCATTTTGGTTTTCTTTGTTGTCTCCATGTTATCTTTGATTATGTCGGAAATAATATCTCTTTCCTCCATTGATAAGTGCATTGCCTCAGTGTAACTCAGGCCCCCTCTCATGTACCAAGCCAATTTTAAACTTTCTTGTTTGATTGATTTTGTTTCTTTTTCCATACCATCAACCAACTGTTCAATTTCTTCAGGGCTTGCGGTCAGGAGCCTTATACGAAAAAATTTGACATATCCAAGGTAAATGGCTGTTCAAATCCTGTGTTACATTCTCTACATGTAATCTGTAATGGCTTCATTTCGCTTTGTCCACGAATACTTGTTAAATGATCCTGTATCTTTTTAAACAGCTTACGATCAATATTCTGCATAAACTCATTGATCTGTTGTCTATCTTCTACTACCTGGCCGCCAATGCTGATACTTTGTACACTTTCATTCATAGTGTTCATTGTCATCTTAGTTACTTCTGTTAGTGCCTCACTCATTGCTTTGAGTTTCTGCTCGTCTGTAACATTTTCTGCTTCACTAGTTAACTGAATACGTTTTTGTTGCTCGAACTGTTTCTGTGCTGACTCGCTGATTTCGTGATAGTTAAGAGGCTTAAAAAATATCTCTAGGTCATCAATAATAAGTTTTTTTGAAAAG